TCCAGGTATCCTGACATCCCCAGTTAATTTAGCACCAACTTGGGCTGCTTTCAACTGTGCCTCTGCTTGGAACTCTGCTGTCTTGAGTTCTAGGTTAGCTGCTGCCTTCTCTCTTTCGAGTTGGATGGAGGCTGCTGCTTTTGCTTTAGCGATTTCGATGTCGTTAATTGCTTTGGCTCTGTCTGTTTCGATCTGTGCCTGTGCCTGTTGCATCATCATATCTAACGCAGGATTAGGTTGCTGTTGCTGTGGCTGTGGCTGAGACAATTGTTGGTCTAACTCTGGTGGAATCTCTTTAAAGAACTCCATCGAATCTTTGTACCCTGCTGCCTCGATAAACTTACCGAGTGTGTTGCGATACTGACCCACGCTTACTAACGGATTAGCAAAGCCTTGTGTTGACAAGATTTGCTCTTGTTTCTGCATAACCATTGCTGCCATTGCCATCTTTTGATCTTGGCTACCTGTACCTAGACCGACATTGACTGTTACATCGTAGTTGTTCTTCCACTCTCTTGGGTCGATAGAGACATACTTGCCTCGTAAACGAATGACCCTTGGCTTGTCCTGATACTTTAGGATCAAGTGGAATATGCCTGCGAATAAGTCTTTTACACCTGTATCGGCAAAGATTCTAGCAATCATCTCTATACGACCAGAGCCTGCTTGTTGCATTGCTGCAATCGCTGTGGCTGTGGTGTTTTGTAGAATGTTAGGATCTATACCTTGGCTTGTAGATGTAACACCTGAACGCTTCTGCAATACCTGATCCATGTAATCTAGCATTGGGAACGACTGAGATGCTGTTGCCGGTACAGATAATGGCTGAACCGCGCCCTGAGACTTAATCCGCACTACGCCGCCAGGCGATGAGGTTAGTAGGTCATCTAGGTTTACTTGTCCATCTAGGGCTGTAACCCTAGGCATATTGGTTAGGTACAGGTTATCTAGGATCTGACGAGTAATTGTAGACTTGATAAGCTGTATGTCCATTGCTCTATCAGCTAGACTCTGACCAAAGAACTTGTGTGGCATAGGAATCGGGCAGATGCTTGCAAAAGGAATGTGATCTGTTTCCTCGTTGTCAATAATCTGATCGCCTGCATAGACTACCTTGCGGAGTTCTGCAATCCCATCACCATCAAAGTCGGTACGAATATAGCACTCGAACAACTCTACTTCTTGCATCGTAAAGTCTAGGCTTTGTGTCTCGTCTGGCATCTCGCCTGCGCTGTACCTTGCTACTCTTTCAGGAGTATAAGTAAGGTCGTTGTACGCTGGCATCTTGTCCACTTGATCTTGTGGATAGCCCATAGCGATTAAATCTGAACGAGTCTTGACTGTGCGATGTGCTACAAATCGTGCGTTCTTGATGCTCTTATCGCGCTTGGCGATTAAGAACTCCTCTGGTGGCACATTCTCTACACAGACCTTACCGACTTCTTTTTTCTTCTTGATGACTACATTGTAAGAAAGGATAGGCATACCCATTGGGTCTATGCCGACTTCCTCGGTCTCTTGGCTGATTAACTCCATCTCGCCATCAGCAAACAAAAGTGTTAGTTCTTCTGCGTTTAATCCTTTGTATTCTTCTTTAGTAGGATCTTCGCTATCCTCCCACCAATACTTAACGATTCCGTTCTTCTGTAAAAGTGCATCCTTCATCCAGTTATGTAGGATGATGACACCATCGTTATCGCTAAAGAACACATAGTTTGTAAGTTCGGTAGCTTGCTTGGCGAACTCCTCATCTCCTGGCATCCTTGGCTCGAACCGACCTAATTCGTCTGATCCGGCAAAGATACGCATAAGTTGAGGTAATGCACCATCTACGACCTCGGCTACTTCGCCTGTTACGATCTTAGAACGACCATCTACCTCGTTGCCATACTCGTAACGATTGTAGTAGTTGATCGCCTTTGTGCGTTGCTCTACTGTCTCGGTCTCTACATAGCCGATAGCATCGTCTATCTCTGCTTCGAGAATGACCTTTAGTTTTTGTTCATCCATTTATACGATCCATGAAGTTTTTACTGTTATCGGTTGCGACCAAGTAGTGTTTTGTTCCATTCCTAAAGCTAAATAACGAAAGCTGTCGCTGCCATGACTTGCCCAGTCGTGCATTGGCTTGTCAAAAAAGACATTACGCTTTTCATCATAATCGCGCCTATAGTTTCTAAGACAGTCTAGCCCTTGCTTTACCTGTGGCATATTGAACCAACATTTCGGTAGGAGTCTACGGACTGCTTGAATACCATCATCTACAGAAAGTCTTGGCAGAACCCGAACATCTAGTCCAGCTTCTCTCAACACTTCCAATCTGCTCTTGCCTGTGCCTAGTTCTCTTACTTCCACATCATGCGGTAGAAGTTGCTCTGCTTTCTCCCACTTGTTATCTTTTAGCCAGTTGACATACCAATCGAGTCCTTGACCATGATTCTCTACATAATCTAGGAGTCTTACTTCTTGTCCTGTTGCTTGTGCCACCCACAACGCTGTGCTATCACCCATGCCCAAATCCCAAGCCACATAAGTTCTACAGAGATCATCTCTTGTAATGTCGCAAAGTCTACCTTTTTCTTCGAGGTCGTTGATGAGTTTTCCATAGTAACTTCCCTCTACTGCTGCGTTAAAACTACACTCGAACTCTTGGTTGTACTTATCGTCTCCCATTTCTTTTCTGGCAGACCATAACTCTTGTTCATCTAGCAGCTTTGTTTCGCTTGCCTTGAACTGTAATGCACTCCATCCTTCTTCTTTCCCTGCTCTGTCGAACAAGTCCTTGAAGTGGTTATTGCCCTTCGGAGTCCCGATAAACAAGCACGACCCTTTTCTGTCTGCAAGAGCCGGTCTGATGATCTCGTTCCAAATCTTAGGATTCTGATCGCCAATTTCGTCTAGCACTACAGAGTCGAAATATTGCCCGCGCAAAGAGTCTGGGTTATCAGAGCCATAAAGCTGGATTCTCCTTCCGTAAAAATCTACTCTTAATTCCGCAATATTGGCTGTTGCATCCAATGGTCTACAAAAGTTTGTAAGGTAATCCCAAGCCACCCTTTTTGCCTGGCTATATGTCGGTGCGATATACGCATACCGAGGGTTAGGCTTATCGTTCTCCATCGCTGCCTTTATCAGCGCGTTTAGAGCCTGTACTGTCTTACCCATGCGCCTGTGTGCCACTACCACTACGAAACGATGTTTATCCATCGCCTCATGGATTTGTAACTGAGGTTCTCTTGGCTTGTAAGGAATAACGACTCGCTTTACCTCATCGTCTGCGTACTCTACTTCTCCCAAGCGACCACCATCTTAAAGATGCCACCTTCTGCATTGCTTAGTTCGGTAGTGTTAACAGGCTTACCATCTATCCTGTCCATGACTTCCTTGATTGCCCAAGGCTCTCCGGCTTCTGCTGACTTGACTAACTTCTCGGTAATGTTCCTGAGTTTCTTTCGATCCTCTTGCACTAGGGCTACTCTTAGTGCATCGTAAAAGAGCTTTCCCTTTTTACCATTCTGGTTGCCTGTAGGTGCGCCACCTTTATTAGTTGGCTCAACTTGTAGATTATTGTTTTGTGTAGAGTTTTCCATTCCATTCCCTATGGGTTGATGGTTGATGATGTTGCTATTCTACAACAGATTTACCATTTAACTTTGTCTGCCCAGAACGCTGCACTCATCTTGCCCTTAGCTATGTTCTTAGCGTGTCTTGCCTTAAATGACTTTCTTCTTGCCTTGTCTGCTTGCGACTCACCTTCTCTTGGTGGGCTACCTGTCATTCCTTGCTGACCAAAACGGATGGTCTTTACCTTATCTCCTTCTTTTGCCACAACTACATGGCTTTTAGTAGGGTGATTTGGTGTTCTTTTGGGTTTGTTAAATCCTGCGACACCGATTCTTTCCAATACTCCGGCAGCCTCTCGGATTTTCACTTCTTGACTCGCATTGACTTACCAGCTTCTGACATAGCGATAGCGATGGCTTGCTTGGGGTTGCTTACCTTCTTACCAGAGCTAGACTTTAGTTTTCCAGCTTTGTACTCACCCATCACTTTACCGATTTTCTTTTGCGACTTAGACATTTTCATATAGATCCTCTAGGTTATATTTGCACCACAATAAAGGTGCTTGCTCTCCATCTGCCATGCCTCTTGCAATATGCTGTTCTATGGAAACAACTGTAGCACCTAGTGTGCTAAGTCCATCCACCATATCAGGGTAAACCCTATGCTTAAATCGTTCTGCGTTTGCCTTGCTTGCCTCGGACTCTCCGTTGGCATCGTAGCCATTAGAATCATGGTCTAAGGCGATAAAAGTACCATCCTTGTACCCTAGTGGTATCCCGACTGATTCGAGCCTCTTAGCGAGGTCTGTGTCCTCGTAACCCCATCCCCAATAAGTATTGGAGTATCCGTTACAGGCTTCAAAATGCCACTTCCGCATGATTGCAACTGCTGCTAATCCGTAGCGTTGCGCGCATACTGCTCTGTCTGTGCCATGTCCTACTGGTCGTTTATCCATGCCATACCAAACTATTCGGCTTGGTAGGCTAGGTTCGGTGTAGTCTGCCCACATTGGCATATAGTCTACATCGTGAAAACACACATAATCGATCATGCCTGCACAAGCTGCGTAAGCATGATTGACTATTGCGCCTCGGTTAAAAGGTAGATCGTCTGCTTGTTCGGCTAGAACAAACAAGGGTTCTATGTCGGTATTTCTACGAAAAAATGAGACTGTATGAGGTAGCATCTTTTTTAGATGCTCCTCTCTGTTTCGGTAGGGGATGATTATCCCTAATCTCACTTTTTCTTTGGCTTTGCTGTTTTTGCTGCTTGTTTAAATGCTTTGGCTGTTGGTGCGCCTGCTGTGCCTGGCTTACGCATCTTTTCGCCTGATCCTTCGGCAATGCGTTTTCTCTTTGCTGCGATATTGCTGTAGAGACCCTGTTTCATTCTTCCTCCTCGTATTCTTCTTCTTCTGCACCCATAGGCTCAAAAGCCATACAGCCTCGTTCACCTTTGCAGACAAAATCAAATATCTCGCAATGACCCATATCTTTGGGAACACCGCATTTAGTC